CGCGGCTTCCTTCCAAGTGGAACGTTCTTGGATGATACCGCGCAGGCGATTACAGCCTTCAGTGCCGGTGAGTGTGGCTTCCTGTTCGTCGCAACCACGGCGGAATATGCAATCATCTTGTTTGAGTGCGCAGGCACGCCATCGCTGACCAGCATTTCTGCAAGCGCCAACGTGGTGCTGACCACGGGCATCCTTTCAGGCACGACCGGAACCGACGCGCGGCTCAACATCTCAATCGATACCTCAACGCGAATTGTTTACATCGAGAACCGCCTTGGCGGATCGATTACGTTGCGCTGTATCCTGTTCGGAGGCTATTGATGTCTACGGACAAAGCGGGCGCGCTTGGCTGCATTCTTGGCGCGATCATAGCAGCCATATTTGTTGGCATGATCTGGCTCGGCGTGAACCTCATCTCGAACATGTAGTTCGATCTTCACAAGCAGGTGTTACATGGAAGAAGCGCCGGAAATGGTGGCGGCTGACGTATGCGTTTTGCGTATGCGCCTTGCCAGCGTCGTGGATAATCAAGCATCGCAAGCGATCTTTGAACACTTCCCGATTTACAAGCAGTTGAACCTGATCAGCAAGGGCGGACATGCCAAGCGGCAGATGGATGCTTATGTCGATGAGGTCATCGAGCACGCGCGCAGGCTGAAGCGCGTGCTGGACGAAACCGCGCTGCAAGATGCCAGCATGATCGACATCTATCGCGGATGGCCGAAGTTCAATCCATCCGCGCAGCTTCCCGCCCCTGAACCAGAAGCCCCGCTCTTGCCTGCCCCTGATGCGCCAGAAAATCACTTTGCAGACTTGATGTTGGCGGATGAGACAGCCGACGACGCCAAGACGCGTCTGTCACAACGTCTCAAGGAGCTGCGTCACTACCTCATCGCCCCGGAAATCAAGGTCAACGAGGACGGCTCTGTCGGCCTCACGGGCGAGGAGCAAGCGGAACTGCAAGACCTCGAGCGAAGGCAGACGCTGGGGCGCTGGCTGGAAGCCTGACGCCCTAAACTGAAAGGCTGGGAACAATGGATGACGATTTCAATGAGCGCTTCAAGGCGCTCAAGCGTGAATTGCGTGAGGTTGCGGAGGATTTTGAACAACTGCGGAAACGCAAGGCTAACGGAGAAGACGTGGAGCAAGTAGCTGCGAAGGTCACAGCCCTCGAATCCGAAATGAGGGTGAAGCTGGCCTCTCTCCAATCCGATAGCCAGGAAGTCCGGCACAGCCTCCAGAAGCTGATTGAGACAATCGAGCATTTGCGCACCGACTTGTCAGTCCACAAGCGTGAAGTCGCGCAGGTGCAGGACAGCCAGAAAATCAACGGCTGGTCACGAATTCCCGCTTTTGGCTGGGCGCTTATGGCCGTGGGTTGCTTCGCGGTGATGCAGCTTGGCCTGGAACGCTGGGCCGAGTTTCAAGGGGTGGGGCGTTGAGAGCCCCCACGAAAGCAGAGTGGGCGTCTGCTGGCCGGTGGGTCAGGGATCACGCTCCCGCGTTCACCGTGTCCTTCGTGACGTTCTCGGCGCTCTGGGCCGCTGTCGTGGTGGCGTGCCTGACGCTCTACGTCTGGGACAGCCAGTTCTACTCCAGCCTCGCGCCGCCCGGCATGGAAGCCAGCTTCATGGCTGCGGGGATCGTGTTCAGGACGTTCGTCATCTTCGGCGGTCTGGCAATCGTCTGGATGAAGACCAACAAGCTGAACCCCGCTGCCGGCCGCACGCTGCGCTTCATCTGGGTTATGGGGCTTGTGGCTTGCGGTGTCGCGGCGCTCGGCTTCGTCACCGAGGGCAATGACTACCATTACCGCAAAGGCGCCGCGATCACGCAGACGGAAAGCGCATCGACGGAAAGCGCCGACACGATCATCGCGCGTGCCGAAAAGGAAAAGGTGGCGATCCGCGCCGACCGTGACCAGTTGGTAGCAGCCGCGCGTCAGTCGATGAACCTTGTCCTTGATGACGGCAACAGCAAGAATGATGACGTCTCGAGCTACGAGAAAAACATCGCGCAGTACCAGACCGAGGCGCAAGCCAAGCTGGACGAGCAGGACGCGAAGATTGCGGCCGCAGAGACAGACCGCCTCGGCGCACGTCAGCAGGCGACGGAAGCCGCCATTGGCGATCCGGCCTTGCCCGCCGTGTTCCAGGCTCCCGCGCGCTATTTCCCCGGCTTCGATGGCGTGACCTTCCGGGACATGTTCGCGCTGTTCTGGGTAATCCTGCTCGAGGCGTGCGGCTCTGTCGGCGCGCAAGCCTTGCTTGCGGTCCAGATGGGTATGAGCAAGCGCAAGGAAGCGCAGGAAAACGGCGCAAAGGGCGGGCGCACCACATCGCGCCGCCGCCTGATCGAAGACATGCGCAAGGCGCGAACCGAAACCAAAGCCGATCTCTCGGAGGACAAGAACGATGGCGATAGAAATTCTCCGCCGAAGGCCGCCGAGTGAGCTGTATCCGTCGAAGGCCGCGCTAGACCTTATCCGGCACTTCGAGGGGCTAAGCCTCACGGGATACCTCGACCCTATCGGCATCCCGACCATCGGATACGGCAGGACCGGGCCGGTCGCGGTTGTCGGCAAGCGCATCACGCTCGCTGAAGCCGACGCACTGCTTGACGAAGACGTGGCACGACACGCGCAGATTGTGCGGGACCAGATCACAGTGCCGCTCACGCAAGGCGAGTTCGATGCCCTCGCAAGTTTGGTCTTCAATCTAGGCTATATACCCAAAAGCCTGAAAGCTTGCCTTAATGGCGGCGTGACAGACGCGGGCAAGGTGATGACGCCAGGCAGCTACGGCTCGGCGCTGTTGCAGTTCCCGCGCAACTGCCGCGCAGGTGGCAAGCCGCTCAAGGGCCTCTACCGGCGAAGGCTGGCTGAGGCGTGCCTGTTCTGCGACCTCCCGTGGGAGAACGCCTGTTCGATCAGCGTGGTCCAGCTATCTGTCGATGACGCTGGCAAGATCGACACGAACGAAAGCACGTCTCTGGAAGACACCCTCATGCGTGCGCGGCTCGACACGTCGAAGCCGCCCGACACGTCTCACATTCTCAAGAAACAGTGGTCCGAACTGATCGCGAAACAAGCTGAACCCCCGACCTCTGTGATTGAGGCGGAGGGCGATGCGGAGCCAGCGGAGAAGCAAGCCCCCCAGCCCAGCCCCCCTCCGCTGGTATCTGCGCCCGTTCCTGCGCCGCCGAGTGGTCCCGTGGTCGCAGGGCCGGCGGTGGTGGTCCCGGCTCCCCAGCCGCCACCGCCGCCGGTTAAGCCTGCGCCGCCGCCACGTTTGCCAGATCCGCCCGTTCCCATCGGCCAACAGACCGGCGCTGTAGACGCTGCGAGAAAGTCGGAGGAGTGGTCATCATCTGCCAAGTCGATGATCTACTCCCGCCGATTTTGGGGCCTTCTCCTGGTTGTGGCGGGCCGTGTGTGGATGCTCAAAACTGGCAGCAACGCGGTTCTTGGGGCTGTTTCTGATCCGCTCGTGATGGAGATGTTCTCAGGCTTCATGGTCATGGTGATCGGGGAAGCCGTCCAGCACTGGGGCGAACGCAAAGCGACACGGCCTCTCAAATGATGGCGCTGTGGATGGGCCTGCCACAATGGGCGCGCACTGCGCTCATGTGGTGCGGCGCGCTGTTCATGATGGCGCTAACCGGCAAGTTCCTGCTGTCGCAGCACGACAAGCGCATCCGCAGGGAAGTGAACGACGCGCGCGACATCGAAGCCGCGCAGGTAGAGTCAGAAGTCCTCACCCAGATCACGGAAAACACCAATGAAGTCGTTCGCGAGGCTGACGCTGTGCGCAGCCATACCGCTGTTGTCGAGCTGCCAGACGGAACCAAAAGCCTCCCCGAATATCATTTCCGCGACTAGCGGGGCGGTGTGGAAGGAAGTGCTCTGCACCACGGGGACGCCGATCCTGATCTCGCGCGGCGACGTGCTGACGCTCCCGACCGCCGAGGCAATCGGGGACCACAACAACGCAATCTTCTGCGCTTGTCCGGAGAAGCGGCCTCCGGCGTTTGATGCCGCCATTTGCAAAACATAGGAGACTTGACGTGAACATTCTCGGGCTGGAAATCACAAGCAAGGGGGGCGCCGTGAACTGGATGAATGTTCGCCGGTTCTTCTACGTCGCGCTCGCAACCTGGCTGGTCGGCGTTCGCCTGATCGGCCTGAACCCGTTCGATGACAAATCCATCGGGCTAGACACCATCCTCGACGGCCTCGCGCTGTACGCCGTCTGGCTGATCGTCTGGCACATGCTCTGGTCGCTGCGTCCGAAGTTCAGCTAACCTTGCAGGTACGTGTAACCAACCCGGCGATGCTCGGCGCTGTCGCGCTGTGTGTCGCCGGGGCCATCGGCGCGTGGGCGTTCGTGGCCGGCCATGCGCATGACTGCGCGGCGCGCTGGGCTGAAAGCGGCCTGCGTGTGACCTACCGGGATGGGCAGTGCCTCGTGGAAGCGGGCGGGCGGTTCTACCCTGAACGAGTTATTCGGGTGCATGTGCGCCAATGAGATACGTGCCGTTTCTCAAGACGCTGTTGCTGGTCATCTCGAGCGCAAGCGCGCTGGTATGGTTCGCTGTGGTGCTGGAGAGGTTGTAGGCTCACCGCTCCCCGCTCCCCGCTAGTGCTGCGGCGCGCTCAAACGCTGCTACGGAGATGTTGACGGGTGACAGCGTGCCGTCTCCGTCACCGACAATCAGGTAGCCTTGTTCGGCTATGTCGGCATCGTCTTTCCAGTATTGCCATTCGTCGCCAAACGGCACCAGCGCCTCCCGTAGCCTCGCATTCTCCCGCTCCAGCTCGGAGAGGCGGGCGGCTGCGGCGCGGAAGATTTTGGCGTCACTGTATTTTGAACCAAAACCCTCATCTGCCGCGCCCGCCATAAAGTTAAGCTGAAACACAATCTCACTCGTCGTGCTCATGCGCGGGGGTCCTGTGCTGCGGGAGGGGCGGGGAGAGGCGTCAGCCGCGCAACGACCGTGTCGATAAGATCGACCGCCTCGTATTCGCCCTGTTCGGTGAGGTAGGACGCCAGCTTGTTGAGCTTGTCGATCAGCTCTGGAGATACGCGCGGAGGCATCGCGTCGAGATACGCGGTGACGGCGGCGGGAACAGCGTCCTTCATGAGATGCTTCAGCGCAGCCTGCACGCTCCATCCATGATTGGTGCGCTTGAGTAGGTCGCTTGCATCGTAGCTAGTGAGACTGGCGCGCAAAGCCGCCTCCAGCGCGCGGGGGTGGGGGTGGGTCATCGGGTGTCCTCGCTTTCAAGCTCAAGCAGGTCAGCGATGGCTTTGTCCGCAGTGGCGCCATATCCCATCAAAAAATCTTCGTCGTTGTCGTCCCCCTCGCGAAACGCGACCCAGTCGAACTGGCGAATTGGGATCGGCGGGTGGACATACTCGGTGATGATCTTGCGGCTCACTCCCCACCTCCTTCCGCCAGCGCCTGAAGTGCGGCGCGTGTTGAACTGACGCCAAGCTCGCGCCTGATCCATTTCTTCACAGTCTCTTGGTGAACGCCCACGGTCGTGGCGATCTCGGAAACCTTCATCCCAGATCGAGCAAGCCGCATGATTTCTTTGTGGTCAGCGACAACCCTTGTGTTCACTCCCTGCTCGGCTGGCGTTGCCCAGCGGCAATTCCCAGGCTCGTAGTTGCCGTTATTGTCGATGCGGTCGATGGAATGCTTGGGTGACGGTTTAGGCCCCATGTCATCGGCAAAGCATTGTCCGCCGCTGCGAACGCCGTCGCCGTTCAACCAGCGATCACAGACCGTGATCCCGCGTCCACCATATTGATGGTAATTGCGGTTGCCGACTTCATAGCATCGACGCCGGATGTGCTGATGCGTGTAATAGAGCGGGTGATAATGGTCGAACTGTTCAGGGTTTCGCACCTTGAACGGATGGTTCTGACAGCCGCAGCTTTTGGTGTTGCCAGTCCGCAGGTGGTTTGCAGATATGGCCTTCTCCACTCCGCAGTCACACTTGCAATTCCAGAACGCTACAGGCCCATGTTTCTGCATTCGGCTTGGGGCTTTTTCGATGACTGTAAGCATTCCAAACCTGATGCCACGCAGGTCAGGTGTCCACCTTCCGCTCGGAAGCTGCATCATGGGCGCCCGCTGGCGAGTTGTTGTTTCGCTGGCGCTCATTTTGCAAGTTCCTGCAATTGCACCAGCGAACGGCGGGCCTTGTCGATGAGAATGCCGTAGCCACCTTCAAAGTCGGCGTGGTCGTATTGATCCTCGTCCAGCTCTGCGCCTGTCTTCTGCGCGGCGATGTCAGCCAACACTGACGCGCACTCCAGCAGCGCGGGGAGGGCGTCATGCAGCGCAACCTCCTCGTCCATCATTGTAAAGCGATGCGCCGTCGCCTTGGCGCGCAACTCTCGCAGGCGCGCGATTGCTTCACTTGCACTCACGGTTTCCTCCTCACAGGCCACAGCCACACCGCCAGGAACATCACCACGCCCACAGCAGCCATCGGCGCGGCGAGCATGACGCTTTCATAGAGGAGGTCGATCTCGGCGGGGGTCATGCTGCCACCTGCAATGCTTCGACCATCTGGATGCGCTCACCGATCCAAGCCATCACGGGGACGGCCATGCTGTTGCCCAGCGCCTTGTAGCGGGGGCCATCAGCGGCGGGCTTTCCGCGATGGCTGATCAGCGTGTAATCGTCGGGGAAGCCTTGGAGGCGCTCGCATTCACGGGGCGTGAGGCGGCGCACGGCAGAGCCGCGCAGGAAGCCGTGGCCGGTGTCTTTTGTGCCGATAGGATCAGCGACAGGGCCGTGCGTGGGGTCTTGCCTGGCGTTGAAGAGAATGGGGACGATGTAAGCGTCCTTTGTATCGCCTGATCGCGCATTGTGGCCGGCCGGCGTGTCGGCGCCGTTTTGCATTGTCGGCATGATGTCAACGTGCGGGATGGCAACCAGAGGCGTGCCCCTGCCCGTTCCATCTTCGCTGGCGTCGAAGCCATCGGCGCGGAGAGCGTGAGCTACATCGAAGCCGCACCTTTGGGATGGAACGAATAGCCCCCCCCCATTCAAGGCGTGCTGGTCTTCAAGGCCTTGCTTGTCGCCAAAGGCTGCATTGAGCGTAGGCGCGACATCTGCGGGCCAGCCGACTAATCTAACGTCTTGGGCGTCTTTGCCGCCGCCGCCTTCAGTGCGTGCGCTAATTGTGGGGGCAGCTCTTTGCCCCGCTTCCCGGCGCGGCGGAGAATGCCCTTGCAGGCTGTGGCGCTCAAAAAGAACCGCTGCGGCACGTCGCCAGTCTCCAGCACATCCGACAACGAACACACGGCGGCGGCGCTGTGGTACTCCGAAGAACTGAGCGTCAAGCACTCGGTAGGCGAACCCATACCCGAGTTCGACCAGGCCCCCGAGAATGGAACCAAAGTCCCGTCCTCCAGCCGACGACAGGACGCCGGGGACGTTCTCCCAAACCAGCCACTTGGGCCGCAGTCGTTGAGCCAGCTTAAGATACTCAAGCGCCAGGTTGCCACGCCCGTCAGCCAATCCGCCTCTGAGGCCGGCGACTGAGAAAGACTGACAAGGTGTTCCTCCGACCAAAAGGTCGATTGGGTCATACTCGCCTGTTTTGATCGTGGTGAAGTCGCCATGCAGCGGAACCTTCGGATAATGAGCGGCCAGCACGGCGCGCGGGAATTTGTCGATTTCGCTGAAGAATGACGGACGCCAGCCGAGGCCATGCCAGGCGACCGTCGCGGCTTCGATGCCAGAGCAGACGGAGCCGTATCTCACTCGCGCTCCTCCACCCGCACAATGATGTGGTCGAGCAAGTCGGCCAACAACCGCATCTCGCGTTCAGGCGTGCGTCCGTCACGCACAAGGCGGCGCATCAGGCGCTCGCAATCTGCGCGGATGGTGTCGTCAGTGGCGGGGCGCGGAGCGTGGGGGCGGAGGGGGATTACGTTGCTCATATCGGCCGCCGCAGCTTGGCGCATGTGCTGCGCACCACGTTGACGGTCTGGCGCGGTTTCACCCACGCGGAGAGATCGAACGCCTCGACTTCAGCGCTTCGTGCCAAGTGCCGTTCCAAATTGAAGGCGGGGCGGGTGAGGGATTGGAGTTGGGCGAGCATCAGATTTCTTCATCAATTTGAGAGAGCAGGCTCATCGCTGCGTTCGGAACTGGTTCGCCGTAAGCGCCATCAACAACGTCGCTGTAGGGCTCCAGATATTCGGCGCAGGCGACGAGCAGGGCTTCCAGCTTCTTGATGCGGAGGCGCTGTTGGCCGACTTTCTTGGCCGCATCATCAAGCAGGCTGTGAAGCGTCTCGACGCGGTCTTCTGTGAGGTCGTTCGCGTTCATGGCTCGTACTCCGATGTTGCGCCGGTCATGAAGAACTGATGCTCCAGGTCGTAAAGCTCGGCCCTGAGTTGGCGGATGTCGTCGCCGCTGGCGTTCGGGTCGCCTTGGGCTTCGTGGAGAGCCTCGCGAGCCTCTTGGATCTCAAGATCAAGCGCGCGGGCGAGGCTCCAGTTGGTGCGGAAAAGGGTCATGCGGACACCTTCTTGCGATTGGAGCGGGCCTTGCTGACCGTGTTGATCAGCGTCCGCATTGCCTGTCGTGACGGGGCGAGAGCGGCGAGCATGTCGTCTGCCCAATCAGCCGCTTCCTGAGCGCCGACGAATTTCTCGGACGGCAGGAAGTCGTCCAGCCGATCCATCTCGGTTTGGATCTGATCGGCAAAACGGAGGAGCTGGCCTTCCAGCATGTAGGCGCGGTCATCAGCTTCATCGCTTTCAGAGGCGCGACCGAAGATGGGATGCTCGGGGCGGCTCATGACGACACCCGTTCGTCGCGGGCCAGATCGCGGTAATAATCGGCGCGGGCTTCAGCCTCGGCTTCGCGCGCATCGCCCACGAACACTTCGTAAGCGCGCCATGCGTTTGCGTTGATCTCCGCACGTTCAACAGCCGTGGACAGGGCGTCGGGGAGAGCTTCGTATGCGGATGCCGTGAACAGCGCGGCTTCGGTGCCTGACATTTCGTCCGTCAGGCTCTCGATCATGCCGTCAAACACGCGGCGGACCTTGCGGGCTCCAAGCGCGTAGTAGGCGTCATCGATCGCGGCGAGGATCGACTTTCCAGCTTTGTGGCCAGCTTCGCAGATCGCGTCGGCTTCTTGTTCGTGGGTCATGTGGTCAGCTCCTTTGTTGTCCCCATATGCGCACATGATCTATCATTCTGCAAGCCCCTATTTGCGCTGGCGTGCAATTATTTTCGCTCCGTCGTCCCGTCCATCCTGCGGCGCAGGGTGGTCGAGAAGCCTCGTGATTGGATCAAAGGCTTGTCGCGTTCGCGGCGGCGCTTTTGCTGTCCAGATAGTCCGCGCAATCTTCGACCCTTTGCGGACAATTTATTGTCGTGCGTCCACGCCTTTTCAAAGTTGCAACCCAGGTGCGATGCGCGGCAATTTGCGAAGGTGTGTCCCCCGCCGTTTGCAAGGGCGTGTTCGTGGTCGATACTGAGTGAACGCCGATCAGGCCGCTTTGCATCAGGTGGAATGCTTTTCCCGCAAATGTAGCAGGCCCAGCCGTCTCGTTCGACAACGGCCAGCAAGTCAACCTTGGGCTCAAAGTGTACGCCCAACTTTTTGGCGCGCGCGCGGTGGATGCCGTCTGCGTGCTTGAGCCGGTTCACTAGGATGCTGCGGCGCTTCGCGTTCTGGCAATGATCAGAACAAAAGCGCGATTGATTTTTGCTGGTAGCTGATCCGCACCATTGACATGGCGGGTGGATTGGCCCGTCTCCCAATTGCGACCCCCTTCTGTCACGATAGTAGTGCGTCTCACACTTAAAGGCGTGACCACTGCGAACCTTTTTGGTGCAGCCAGCAACCGTGCATAATCCGTCCACCGCCCTCGGCTTGTCGGGGCCGCGCCAGTCCCCACCATTGATCGCTCTTAGATAGTGCTTGTTACAGGCGACCTCAGCGCTATTGGGTATGCGGATAATGGCTGGTCTGTCGCAATGTTCGTTAGCGCATTTGGCAAACCCGAAGGCATAACCTTTGCCCTTTCGTTCCTTTTTTGGCGCAGACGCAAGAGGATTGCCGTGACGGCGCAGGCGAAGATAATGCGAGTTGCAAAGCCCTTTTGAGACGACATGCATCGCCCGTTCACATCCAGGTACAGAACACGCGGGCTTGGGAAGGTCAGCCATCGGCAAGCTCCCGCGCGTGAAACTTGATGCCGTGCTGTGCGCCGAATGCCTCGATGATTTCGAACAGGTCCGACATTTCCTGCGTCGATAAGTTCGCCGTTGATCTGCCAAGCTGGACGAAGCCTGTGCCTTCGATGTTCGGCACAATGCGCATTTCCTGCTTGAGCGCGGCCATGAAGACGAGCTTCCAATCAGCGAGTGACAGGCGCTGGCCATGCCAGAGCATTTGCGTCTGAACGTCTGTGATCATTGCGTGCAGTCTGTCGTTTTGCGGCAGCGTGCGTTTCGGGCCTTGGAACGTGACGCGCGTTTCCCTCGGCGCTCGACGTATCCAGTCTATCGCCTTGGCGCGTGTCGCATCGTTCCAGAGAACCAGAAGCGCCCGACCCATCAGCCTCGCGCCCCTGCCTCGTCAGTCCATTCAACCGTCTCGCCCAGCTCATCCCACCGCTTCTGGAACTCGATACGGTAAAACGCGCGCATCATGTGGGGCTTGCGAGCCTTCAGCGCCTTCTTGTCTGGCGTTGTCCACCATGCTTTCAGATCCTCGCGGGTGGAGTATTCTTCCATCTCCTCAAGCATGACGGGCCACTCAGGTTGCGTGGTCTGGTCAACCTCTTCGCCGTCCAGTTCAGGAGGAGGCGGCTCCCGAGGCGTTTCCGCCTGTCCAGGCTCCTCAGGAGCCGCCAGTTGCCCACGCACAGGGGTTGGGGGTATGCGCGTGGGTTGTTCAAAGTCGATGACCTCTTCTGGGGCGTACATGCCGCCGAGGGCGCCGGGGTATGCTGTCCTGACGCCTTCGCTGATCACGCGAGCGCGGAGCATCTGGCGCGGAAACTTCTTCCACATATCCTTGCCGCCGAGGCCAGCCATGCGGGCTCTGGGCATGTCCCAATCGATCTCGACGGGCTCGCATTGTGAGTGCGAGAAGATCGCCGCGACACGCGTGTCGGACAGCTCCGTCCACTTGACTTTGCCGCCTGCCTGCTGGAAACGCGCAAGCATTGCCTCCGCTTTCAGCGACGGCTTGCCTTGGATCACTGAATAATCCTGCATCGCGCTGGCGACGTGGCGTCCCTCGGCCTCTGCCATCAGCATCAGGGCGACGACCTGGTCCACCTGCGTCACGCCGAACAGGCGAGACTTGGCGATCGTCTCAGCCATGCGCATGATCTCGTCAAAGCTGCGGCGCTGCGCCGGCGCTGCATGTTCTACTTTCACCAACTCGTTAGCCATCTGCATTGCTCCTTGTGCGCCGACACTATGCCCCGTCGTCTATCATTGCGCAAGCTATCTTTGCGCTAGACACACGCCCAATCTTGTGGCAGACGTCGCGTATGGACGAGAAGACATTTCACCGCGCATTAGGCAATCCGCAGCAGTTGGCGGAAGCGATCGGCACAACCCCGGACATGATCTATGTTTGGCGGCAGAGACGAACCGTCCCCGCCAAATGGGTGGCGAAGGTGTCGGATGCGACAGGCGTTCCGCCCTATGACATGCGCCCGGATATTTTCATGCGGCCAAAGCGCAAGGTAAGCGCATGATGGGCCGGTTGCGCATCGGTTCGCTGTACCTTGGGGGGCGTGACAGCGGCGGAGGCATGATGCTCGCCTTCTGGCATCCGCGTAACGAAGGCACTTGGCATTGGTCGGTGTCGATCCAGAAGCCCAACGGGCGACCTCACCGCACGCCGAAAACGCAACGCGCCTATCAGTGGCACGACACCTATTGGTTGCCGTTCAAGCGCCAACTGGTTGTGTCGTTTCAGGATTGGCACAAGCGCAAATGACCTCCGAAATCGAGCGCCGCGCTGATGAGCTGAGAGACGTAGCCCGCGCCTGCAAGACGCTGAACGACTTTGCAAAGGCCACCGGGTTCAGTATGGAAATCGCGAGGCATGCCCGAACCGTTCTCAGCCTGGATCTTCCCGACGCCAAGCTCCAAGCCGGGAAGCGCACGGAAGCGCGATCTGTTCCCAAGCCGCAAAAGGCAAAGCCGAAAGCTTGATGGCAATTTGTCAATTCCGGGTGTTTTTGGCTTGCAAGGGGCTGTGAATGGGTTGATTGTGACGGAACGGAAAAACGGCGCGCTCCGGTCAAGAAACGCGCCGTTGGATCCGACCACTGACGGGTGAAGCGTCAATGTCGAGCGGAGTTTAGCCCCGCTTGCATCTCACGCCAAGCCCTTTTTGCGAGGTGAAGGCGTGGCTCAAACATTTAGAAAACGATATGGCGGCAACGAACAGGAATTGCGCGAGTTTGCGCGCCTGCTTTGCATTGAGAAGGGCGTGGAATACCGAGGCGTTTCCATATTCCAGATGGTCAGGGAGCTGTCTGGCATCCCCGACATTGCCGCTGGCGATGCATGGCAATGGATAGCTGACAAGCGCCGCGCCGCTCGCCCTGTCGAGAGCTTTCATATAACGCACGATCCGCTGACAGGGTGGCCGCTATGAGCCTTCCGTTTATGCCGATCAGCCTGGATGCCTACGCAGGAGGGACTACGGCTTTTGATGCAGAGGAACACGGCGCCTACCTGCTGCTTCTGATGGAGATGTGGCGCAGCGAAGGATCGCTCCCCGACCGACCCGGATACCTAGCCCGCGTGGCGCGCGTCAGCCCCCGCCGCTGGGCGAAGGTCTGGGCGTCAATCGGGTCCAAATTCATACCTCATTCCGAGGGGCGCCTGACCAACGAAAGGTTGGCTCAGGAGTACAGAAAGGCGACCGCTATCTCTGAGCAGCGCAGCACCGCTGGAAAGGCCTCTGTAAAGGCTAAGTCATTGAAATCATTCGCCAGCAATCCAACAAGCGTTCCCGCCCCGTTAGTAGCTGCGTTGCCGCCCCGTACCCCCACATTAGTACAGAGTACAATAGAAGAAAAAGAAGAAGCTAAAGCTTCTTCCAAAAAGACGGCTTTGAAAACCGCGCTGGGCGAGGATTGGACTTTGCCGAGAGATTGGGTGGAAGACGCTCTAGCCGTTGCCGTCAAAGCCAAGCAACCAATCACTTACGAGGAGATCGAAAATGAAGCCGATGGCTTCCGCGACCACAGCCATAGCAAATCGGTCAGGCACGCAAACTGGCGGGCCGCATGGCGGAACTGGATCAGAAATTACATCAAGTGGCGCAAGCCGCGAAATGCACCCGGCAGTCATGGCCCGCGCGCCAGCGGCCAACACGGAAGCAGCTCTATCGCGGATGCAGCAATTCGGCGTCACCTCGCACGTCAAAACGGAAACGGTGTTCCCGATGACCGAGGGCGACACGACGTTCCGGCAGAGGGCGACGTCATTGAGGGTCAGCTTAGGCTCGTCAAATGACCTGCCCGCAGCTCTGGCCGTTGCGAACGAAAGCCTGCGGCCGGCGCCCATCGAAGCCATCGAGGAATGGCTTGCCCGCCTGAGCGTCAAGACCGCGCGGCGCAAGGATACGGCCAACGGGGACGAGCTGGCCCTGAGCGTCTACACGGATCACCTGCGGGCATATCCAGGCGATGCCGTGCGCCACGTCCTGAGCAACTATCGCGGCACATGGTTCCCGACATGGGGCGAGCTTGCCGACCTGCTGGACGAGTTCACAGAGCCGCGCCTGATGATCCGCGACAGGCTGGCGGAAATGCTTCAGGGCAAGCCTGAGACGATCACGGAAGCGCCGACGCTGGAGCAGCTACGCAACGAGCTGGCCGCGCTGAACCGTATGCTGTTGCGCTTTCCGGAGACGGCTTGCGAGAAAACAGACCGGCTCCGCGATGAACTATTGGCGGGGATTGAGCGCGCAAAACAAAACTGTTGACCAGCCGACAAATTTGTTTAGGTTGGCCGCATGAAACGACTGCGCCTCACAACTGTTTTGAACCGCATTCGCGCCGAGTGCGACCGTGTCGGGATTGATCGTTACGCCCAACGCTGCGGCGTCACGGAGCAATACCTGTATTCAATCCTCGCAAGCAAACGCCCGCCGACGAAAACCGTGCTGGCGCCGCTGGGGATCAAACGCGAAACCATTTACGTCGATATCGAACACTGACACAAAGGGCATGGGAGCTGTAAATGTGGGACGGGCAATCACTATCCGAGACAACCGAAGAGCGATCCGACTTTGATCGCCTCGCAGCCGAAACGGCTGGAATGTATCGCTGCGCTGAGATCCGCAGACACGTCGAGCGGCATTTCCAGCTCGAGCCTGGCGCGTTGCTGATCCGCTCCCGCAAATGGCACATTTCGCACCGCCGACAGATCGCAATGGCCATCTGCTACAAGCATTTCCGGGTCCGCATGAGCTACGAAAGCATCGGCAGGCAGTTCGGCGGAATGCACCATTCCAGCGTGCTCTTTGCGTGCCAGAAGTTCGGGCTGGAGCCTGACCCCGTGTACTCCGCCAACGGTCGCAGGGCGCGCACGTTCAGAGCGGATGCGCAGATCAAGCGGTTCGCAGCATGAGCAAGCACAACGCATGCCATGCGCTTGCCGAAGCCGACAGGCCGGCCGGCAAACCGCAGGAACGCATTCCCGCCGCCAAGCTCGCAACCTACCTGACCGAAGAACAGATACAGGTGCAGGTCGCCCAATACCTTGACGCCAAGCTGCCGAAGGATTGGCGCTGGCACCACACGCCCAATGGCTCACACCGCCTGAAGTCCGTCGCGGCCAAACTCAAAGCCCAAGGCGTCAAGCCCGGCGTGCCTGACGTGTGCATCCTGCGGCCGAACGGCTCCCCGATATGGATTGAGCTCAAGGCGTTTGCGGGCGTCCTGACCGTATCGCAGAAGGAGTTCATGAGCTGGGCCATCGCCGCAAAGCAGCCATTCAAGGTCTGCCGCAGCGTGGGTGAGGTTGAGGTATTCCTGAAGGAATTCCTCGCATGACCCTTTGCACAGGCTCTGGAAGCCTCCTTCAGCACATCTACTGCCACGTAGAGCGCAGCTTTGTCCGCACTTGCGAGCAGACCGGCACAGAGCCCGCTGTCTGGTTTGGCCTTCGCGCTTACCCCGGCCGCGCATGGGGTTGTCACGTCTTATTGGAGTGCGGCGCTGTGGTGCGTGACCTCCCGCTGCACGCTCTCAGCGCAACGCCAGAGGCTGAATACTGGCATTGGGAAGCGGCGCAGCAGTGGGATTGTTATGGCGACCAGTTCAGCCTTGTTCGCTACACGTACCTCCAAGGCTTGGAAGCGCGCGTAAAGTGCGCCGACGATGAGTACATAGGCGAGTACCTGTTCACCGCCTGCCCGCTCAACGATGGGTTTTCAGCCGAGCCTGCGCAATCGAAAGAGTTCAAGTTTTTTGCGCTTCGAAACGGACGTTACACGGCGCAACCAACCAATCGCGCCCTTTTCATCGAACGATCCTTCACAGACGAAAAAGACTGGCCGACCGACATCAAGCGTCAAAGCGAAGTCTGGTCTTGTGAAAGCTGGGCAGAATGACCACGCGCCGCAACCACACCCACGATGTGAAGCAGGCTGCTTCCCAAGCCGCCCAGCTCGTCCAGCGCCTCACCTGCGAGGGATGCCAGCACCTGCGAGCTCTGCGCCCAATGTGCATGTGCGAAGCCTCGCCGCATTGGCGAGCACCTCGAGCAACCTACCAGGACCGCTGCAACGCCTACGCCGTCAAAGGCCGTCAGCAGCCCGCGCCCGCACCGATTGTAACCAGCGTACCCCGACCGCCCGAAACAAAGCGCAAGCGGTCCTACGTCACCGGGGATGTCTCCCGGCGACTGTCCTAACAACCCAAGGAGCTACCTATGACCGACGCCTACAAACTTGCCCTGAACGAATTCAAGGAAGCCAGCGCCGCAGTGCGACACGCGTTCGCCGCACAGATGGAAGCACGCGCCGACCAGATCACAGCAAACCGCGCATATACGTCCGCTTCTGACGCATACCTCGCAGCACAGGATCGCCTGTCCCGCGCCGACGAGGCGATGGTATTGATCAAGGACGCACCGGAAGTTGTGGCGCCCGTATCCTTCCTTGATGGCGTGACGTTCGTCGAGGCGACCCTCACCAACGGTTCAGCGGAGTAATCCAATGGGGCGATTGGGGAGACCACGTAAGGCAGGCGCACGCTACCCATGCGGCAAGCCGCGCCTGACGGATACGGAAATCGAACGCCGCAAAACACCACGCGGCGAGACGGTCGAGCCAACGCCCGAGACCATCGCCCGCAGACAGGCCCTGTTTGGCGATTACAAGCTTGCCCGTGAGGAAGTCTGTCCGGTCGATAGGGTGGCCGCCCGACTGACCGAAGAACAGTACCACGCAGGCCGCTACGCCCGAACGGTCTATGCCCGGTACGTGGTCGCCATCCGCGCGCCCCGGGTGACGGCCGGCCAGCTTCGCGATTACGTGCAGGGCAGCGGTGAGGGCGGCATGACGCTGGAACAGGCTATCGCCGCGAAGAACGAGTACATCGAAGCGGTGACAGCCATCCGGCGGTATTCATTGCGCGCCCTGAAAGACGTAGAACGCGTCATGAGGGGGTCGCCGCCCCGGTCAATCGACAACCTGGCTATCGGCTTGACCGCGCTGGCGGATCACATGGGCATGTTTCGGCGGGAGGCGGCATGAAGCGGGCAATCGTCTTCGTGGCGCTGATCGCCATCGTCTGCACCGGCTTCGCCGCGCTGATCAATCCGCACTTCGGGCTGCTGCTGCTCGGCCTCGCCATCCTCGGCGTCCTCTGGCGGATGGCAGGCGGCATCGTCGCCAATGACAAGGAATATGAGAGGGACGCAGAATGAACCCGGATCAGGTCGCGTTGTTGATCGGGGTGATTGCGGTCGCGCCGCTTATCGTGTGGATTGTGTGGAAAGCAATACAGCACGGGTCGGGCGGCAATACGTAGGCTTTACAGCGCCAACAAATCGCTTTATTTCCGAAATTCAGAGTGGCGGTTCCTGTGTGGAGCCGCCATTTTTGATTCCGGGGCGCCATGATCCTACCATCGCGGGACATGGTCACACAGATCGAAACCGCGCGCTGGTCCCCCGATCCCGAAACCGTCGCTACCCTTGATTTCATCGTTGTTTCCCTGACCGCTCCCGATGCTGACGGGATCTGCGAGCTGCAACGGATCTACGAGCGGTGCGCCTTCGAAGCAGAACGCGACGAGGCTGTCGGCGCGATAGGCTTTCGCCTGGCTGCGGCTCGCCGGCGTCACGTCTACGTCTGGTTCATGGCGGATTGCCCGGATGATGGCTGGTGTTCGTTTCATCTGGTTCTGTCTGACCGGCCGATTACCCGGGAAGACGTCCGACGAAAGGCCAAGCGGCGGTTTTCATTGAACCTGCTGAAAGAGCGGTCCGAATGGGTCGGCCCACAAAGCAAAGCGCCCCCGGATTTCTCCGAGGGCGTTTGACTTGTTCAGGCCACTTTGTTCCAGCGCTTCTCAGCGAGTAGACGGGCCGGGTTGATTACCGGCGCCACTTGCCTGTGATCCTTCATGGCTCGGGCAAACCCGAAGCTGGCAAACACGTTGACCAGCGAGATGAAGAAGCAGGCGGGCCACAGCGCCCAATTAGGGGCCAATGCGTATTCTGCGTTGAGGTGTTCCAGGCCTACGTGGTTAAGCCCGGCCTCGATGCAGCCGAAACCTACGCCGAGGACGCCGGCAATCACTGCCGTGGCGTAGTTCTTGGTTTCCCAGGCTTCCATCACACGCTCCACAGCGCGGGACAGAAGGAACACGATCACCACCATTGCGACGGTGAGAAGCATTCCGGGGAGCCAGCCCTTCGACCAGAAGCCGAGGGTGGCGGTAATTACCGAGAGCCCAACAAAAGCAAGGCAAGCCTGGCTTTCAAACGGACGCTCGGAGGTGTATTTAATGGTCATAGCGGGGTCCTTTCCCGTTAGGGGCTGGAAAACACGGTTGCTGCCGTGCCAGCCCCGATTGATTGTCAAACATCTCGGAATTGCTTCCGTACTCGCAAGATACGCGAGTAATCGCTAAGCAAAACCGGAAATACGTGAACGGTAGGCCGCAAAAGCCCCGTATTCGCAAGCAAACAAATCACAATCGCGTGAGCAAGGTAAAGGAAGGCAAGTAATGGCCTACCCGCACCCAACTATTCGCTATCGCGAGAACAACCGCGAGATCTTGCGCGGCGTCACGAAAGACCATCGTGTTGGGAGGTTCGTCTTGCAGCAACGAGAGGACGAGACAGCAAAGACCACGCTGGACTTTACGGACGTCCTCAACGGCGCAACCATCACAGCCGCTGTTGCTGACAACAACATCGCCGGCAGCGTCTCAGTTTCAGGCGGGCAAATCACGCTCACCACGAATGGCCTGGGCATGGGCTATGGAGACACCGACATAACCGTGACGTTCTCGGACGGACGCATCCGCATCGAGAAGCTTCGCTATGTTGAGGTCAACGGGAACTGGCGCAGCGATTATGGCTGGACTTACGCATCGTGAGTGACCTGAGCGAACAGCAGGAACGGTTCTGCCGCGCTATCGTCAAAGGCATGAGCCAGCGCGAGGCTTACCTCGAAGCCGGATACAAGCCGAGCAACGAAAACGCGACAGACGCCGCAGCCTCGCGGTTGTTAAGCACTGTTAAGATACAGGCACGCATTGCAGAGATGCGCGAACCCATCGCCAGAAAGTTCGAAATCACAACGGACTTCCTCGCAACCGAGCTGCTGAATGTCTGGAAAGCCTCGATAGGCGCAGACGACAGAACCAACGCGCGTCAGGCGCTCATGGACATTGCCAAGCTCACGGGCCGCATCGTCGATATGAGCCGCGTGCAGGCTGAAAACATCAATTACAACCTGTCCGCAGATCCCTTGCCGGCCGAGGAATGGGAGCGAGAGTTTGGAGACGCGAACGCTCTGGGCGCCGCAGCCGGGTCCACAGCACGCGCTCATTAAATGCCCTGCGCGCGAAATCCTGTTCGGCGGGGCGCGCGGCGGTGGCAAGACTGACGGCATCGTTGGCCGGATCGGCCTTCGCCAGAAGATCATGGGCGCCAACTATAACGGCGTGATCTTCCGGCAGGAGATGCCGCAGGCGGACGACTTGATTGAACGCAGCCAGGCCGTTTACGGGCCGCTCGGCGCGCGGTTCAACAAGGTGCAGAGCCAGTGGAGCTTTCCCGATGGGGGCAGGCTCAGGTTCAGGCCGCTCGAAAGCATAGACGACGCGGCCAAGTATCAGGGCCAGAACCTCACCGACGCGGTGATCGAGGAAGCGGGCAACTATCCGACGCCCGACCCCATCGACCGCCTCTGGGGCGCTCTGAGGGGCGCTAACGTGCAGATGCTGCTGACCGCCAACCCGGGCGGCGCTGGCGCGTCATGGATAAGGCCACGGTTTCACATAGACGAGTGTCCGCAGGGAATGCGGATCTTCAGGGACAAGCTGCCCAACGGGGCGGAACATACACGCTGCTACATCCCAAGCCGGGTGACGCAGAACCGGGCTCTGCTGAGCAAGGATCCGGACTACGTCAACCGCCTGTATCTCGTCGGATCCAAGGAACTGGTTCGCGCCTGGCTGGATGGCGATTGGAACGCCATTGAAGGCGCGTTTTTCGATTGCTGGGGACCGCAACACGTTGTCAGCCCTTTCGAGGTGCCGGCCGAGTGGCATTGCTTCCGGTCTTTCGACTGGGGCAGCGCCAGCCCGTTCAGTTGCGGGTTCTGGGCTGTCGCAAGCGACGACCTGCACCGGCCCGAAGGCGTCATCCCGCGAGGTGCGCTGGTCAGGTTTAACGAATGGTACGGCGCCCGAGGGCCAAACAAGGGCCTGAAGCTCACCATTGAGCAGGTTGCCGCTGGCATCTTGGAGCGATCCAAGGGCAAGCGATACGTCGGCTGTGTCGCTGATCCGGCCATCTTTGCCGAGGATGGCGGACCGAGCCGCGCCGAAGTGCTGAGACGCAACGGCGTGGCGTTCAAGTCTGCCGATAACAAGCGTGTCGGCCGCAATGGCATGATGGGCGGCTGGGACGAGATGCGCCAACGGCTCGTTGGGCATGGCGGCCGGCCGATGATTTACACGTTCTCGACCTGCAAGGACTCAATTCGGACGATCCCGTCCCTGCCTCACGACACGACCAGGCCGGAAGACGTGAACACGGACGCAGAAGACCACGCAGCGGATGAATGGCGTTACGCCTGCATGTCGCGGCCGTGGATTGCTCCGCAACCAGACGCAGGACCGGGACGACCCCGCGACTACCGACCCCCACCAAAAACAGACAATTGGCGAGTGCTGTGACGACACCAAACCCACCCTCGTTAGGGGAACGCATCGCGGCTGTGCTGCCGCACCGCAACGGGGCGCCGCACGTGTTCCGCAGTGGTCGCCTGATGCATTGGGGCGGGGACAACGTGCCTTGCTATCTCACGTCAGACCCCTCGCTCTGGGTTGCCGGTGAGCTGCTGCTGCGCTTGAAAGGCACGAATTGGCAAACATCGTAAGCATGTCGTCTGCCAAGCCCGAAGCGGGCGAGGACGGCGCCGAGCGCATCCGGAAGATGGTGCGCGAGTATCTCGACACGATGGAAGAGGCCCGCGACCGCTCGGCCCTGGCGCGCGACTACTACGACGGCAAGCAATGGACGCGTGAGGAGATTGCGACCCTCAAACAGCGCGGCCAGCCTCCGATTGTGTTCAATCGGATCAAGAGGAAAGTGGACTCGATTTTGGGCGTCGAGCGCAACAGGCGCACCGATCCCAAGGCTTACCCACGGACACCACGCGACGAGCAAAGCGCCGACATCGTAACGCAGGCGCTGCGCTTCGTGAGCGACCAGACCAGGCTGAACAACATATTCTCAGGCGCTTTCGAATGCGGGATGATCGAGGGCGCTGGCGCTGCTGAAGTCATCATGGACGGGCCTGAGGATATCAAGGTCAACCTGATCCCGTGGGACGAGTTCATCTTTGACCCGCGCTCGAGCCGTCATGACTTCTCGGATGCTCGCTATCTGGGCGTCCTGAAGTGGATGGACGCTGACGACGCGATCAGCTTGTACCCCGACAAGGGCAAGGAGATTGAGGCGGGCATTACGGGCAGCGAGAAATCTTTCGTTGCGGATCAGTCTGTAGACGACAAGCCGTCATCTGGAACGTGGATCGACCGCAAGCGCCGGCGCGTCCAGGTCTGCCAGCTCTATTACAAGCAGGGCGCCGAGCATAACTACGCGGTGGTTGTCGGATCCACGCTCGTCATGGACGGGCCATCGTATTATTTGGACGAGAAGGGCAAGACTGTCTGCCCCATCGAGGCGTTCAGCGCGTACGTGGACCGCGAGAACGCCCGTTACGGCGTTGTCCACGACATGCGCGGGCCGCAGGACGAGATCAACCACAGGCGCTCCAAGGCCGTCCACTTCCTGCACTCCCGGCGCGTCATGGCCCAACAGGGCGCGGTGGCTGATGTGGGCCAGGCCAAGCGCGAGATTGCCCGTCCTGACGGCTGGGTGGAAGTTGTCGACCCGCAAGCCGTGCAGGTGCTGGACACAGCGCAGGAAACGACCGGCAACCTGAACATGTTGCAGGAGGCGAAAGCCGAGATTGACCTTCTCGGGCCGAACAACGCGCTTCAGGGCAAGGGCACGGAAGGCGAAAGCGGCCGCGCCATCATCGCGCAGCAGCAGGCAGGGCTTGCAGAGCTCGCGCCGCTCTATGACCGCTTCAATGATTTCAAGTTGCGCGTCTACCGGGCGACATGGGCCAGGATCAAGCAGTTCTGGAAAGCCCCGAAGTGGGTGCGCATCACGGACGATGAGCAGGCGACGCAATTTATCGGGCTGAACCAGGTGCAGGTGGACCCGATGACGGGCCAGCCGATGGTGCAGAACGCTGTGGCGCAGATGGACGTGGACGTGATCCTCGAGACGGGACCGGACACGGTCACGTTGCAGTCGGAGGAGTTCGAGCAACTCGCGCAGATCATGCCGCAACTGGCCGCGCTGCCGCCGCCTTACGCGCTGGCGCTGATCGAGGCGAGCAGCCTGCCGGCGCAGCGCAAGAAGAAGATGACGGAGCTGTTGTCGGGCGGTGGCGAGCAAAGCCCCGAGGCGCAGGCGATGGCGCAGAAGCAGGCGCAGATGCAGGAACGCGCTGCAATGGCCGAGATTGCGACAAAGGAAAGCTCCGCCGCGCTGAACATGGCGAAGGCGCAGAACGAGGGCGCGCTTGCGCAATCCAACATTGAGCTAGAGCGCGAGCGGATGACGGCCGAACAGGTCAAGGCGCAGGGCGAGACAGCTATCAAGGCGCAGGAACTACAGATCAAGCAGCAAGAGCTGCAATTCAAGCTGGCCGAACTGGACCTCAAGCGGGCCGAACTCGGGCTGAAGCAGCAGGAACTGGCGGCGAACGTCGAGATGGAACGCGAGCGTTCCGCGCTGACCGAGCGCATGGCCGACCGTCAGGCGATGGCAGAGGACAACCGCGCGCAACGCGAGGCGTCGAAGCCGAAGGAAACCGAGAAGCCGGACAAGAGCGGGGATGCTGTGGGCATGGGCCTGCAAGCCCTGGCTGCGGCACTAAGCAAGCCTAAATCAATCGTCCGTGGTGCGGATGGCAAGCCGATAGGGATTGAATAATGAGCAAGGGCAATACCTTCGAGAACGATCTGCTTTTGTTGATCTTCAACAACACCGCAGCGGCGCTCATTGGTGACGCATCGGGCCTGCAACCGTCAGCTACGGCGGGCTCGCTCTATGTGTCGCTGCATACGGCCGACCCGGGCGAAGCTGGAACCCAGACCACGAACGAATGCGCTTACACGAGCTATGCGCGGGTCGCTGTCGCACGCTCTGGCGCTGGCTGGACGGTGTCGGGCAACGCCGTGACCAACGCTGCGCTTGTGCAGTTCCCGCAATGCACGGGCGGTTCCGAGACGGCGACATACTTCGCGATTGGCACGGCATCGAGTGGCACGGGCAAGGTGCTGTATCGCGGTGCGTTGTCGGCTTCGCTGGCGATAAGTAGCGGAATTCAACCACAATTCTCCGCCGGTGACTTGGACGGCACCGAAGACTGAATTGAGGCGAGATCAGCATGGCTGGCTTCCGCAACCTTCGCGCATGGACCGACGCGGACAACGCTGGGCAATGCCACTTCACCAGCTTCCGCAAGGCTGTCTCATCGACGGCCACGACGACGAGCGCATGGATTGATTACAGCTACTTTCCGGGTGCGCCGACTGCCAACTTCTACGCATCCTCACCGCTTGAAGCAGCCTATGTGGATGCAGCGCGCGGCATCTACGTCCCGACCGTAACGCCTGCAACGCAATGGCTGCGCAACCTGAAGCTGATGAGCGCGGCGAGCAGCGCGACAAGCACGACGAGCGGGCGTCAGCAAATCGTTCTCGCTGACCTGCTGATGTACTATCCATTCGTGGATACCGATGCGGTAGGCGAACAGCAGGGCATGATTCAGACGGTGTCGCTGCCTCGCTACACAAGCGGCAGGGTCATAGCGGTGGGTCAGTCGGCGTCATCGACCACGGGCCAGTTCACGTTCAGATACACTAATCAGGACGGCACGGCAGGACGGACAAGCCAAAACCATTTCACCTTCGCGGTGGCTGGTGGCGGTCAGGTGGTGGCCTCAAGCGTTCAGAGCGCCACAAGCTATCACCCGTACCTGTCGCTCCAAGCTGGTGACAGCGGCGTGCGGTCTATTCAGTCGGTGACCTTCACGGCGGGCGGCGGCGGGCTGATGGCGCTGGTCATCGTGCAGCCTATCCTTGAGTGCTTCGTGACGCAGGAAAGCCGCAGGACAACGACTGGCAACCTTGAGAGCTACGGCGCGTGCGACGAGTTCGCCTCGGTCATCAATCACAGGCCGCGCCAGATCAAGGACGGCGCAGTGCTTAACCTTTTCGCAGCCGGTCACGCCGGTTCGCTCGCCTCATCGATCCTGGCGGGTATTCTCGAAACAACGTGGAACTGACGCATGGGCTGGTCTTCACAGGACGACCTAATCAACCAGATCACGACCAACGGCAAAACAGGCAACGTCTATTCCAACAAAACCCTTTCATCTGCCGGAACGGCTGGTCACTGGACGCTGCTTGCTGGCCATGCGGGCTTTCCTGCGGCTGCGACGTTTGCGGGAGCGGACCTCACCTACGTAGCGACCAATGACACATGGGGCGAGGGAACGCTTTATCATGGTGGCAACGTCTCGACAGCGACGAAGCACTTCCTGACGGCTGGCGCGACAGTGGTCGCGGCTGCGGGTGCGCCGTGGTATCTGATGGCGATTGACCTCGTTGGCTATGTGCCCTTGTCGGGAACCAACGTTTCGACCACGGGCACAAAGACCGTGACCATGACGGCGATTTCCAACACGGGCAGCACGGGTGATCGCTACGCCAATGGCGCCGGTCTTCAAATGTTCGTGGCGGCTGACACGGCGCTAGGCGCCAACGCGCCGACCTGCATTGTCAACTATCTGGACACGGGCGGCGGCGCTGGTGCGACTACCACATTCACAAGCACGGCCTCGCTCGGCGTGGGTCAACTGCTCAACTCTGGGACTGCGGCCAACAAGTACAACCCGTTCCTTCCGCTTGCGGCGGGCGACACGGGTGTGTCCGACATCGTCTCGCTGGTCTGGGCGGGTACGGCGCACGCTTCCGGCACGGTCATCATCGGCCTGTGCCGGCCGCTGTGGACGATCCCTGTCCCTGCGACCGGCCTTTACACAAAGCTGGACTTCGTGAACGCCTTCCCGTCGCTGCCGCAAATCAAGGACGGGGCGAACATCCAGTTTCTCATGTTCCAGACCGGCGCCACGACATCGGGCGGCACGATTATGGCCGACTTCGATTGGGGATATGGCGGCTAATGGATAAATCTCTGCTCGACATCATCAACGATTTCGCAAGCTGGCGGGGCAACCTGTTCACCCTGGCCGCGCTTCTTATTGCGCAGAATACGGAACTGGTTAAACAGCGCCTGATCGATGCGGGCTTTCAGGAAGCAGCGGATGCGCTCTAATGGCTTTGCTCCAGAACGGCTTCCGCGACGCATCGGCGGGCGTTCGTATCTTCGGGGCGACACAGAGCAACAACGCTTATCCGCCTGCGCTGCAGAGCAACAACGACAAGGCGGGACCGCGTCGTAACATCTTCACGGCTCAAGGCTATTCGGCCAAGTCGGGCATTCCGAGCGGCCACTTGCACCCGTCAAGCTGGATGCTGCCGCAGAAGCCTGGCGGTCTGTCCAGCCACTCCGAAAGCATCGGCGTAGCAAGCTGGTCTGGCGGGATCGCTGCGGGCCGGAACATCGTCGGCACGTTTGATGGCGCTGCGACGTTCACCGGTACGGGCCAGCTCGTTGTTTCGGGTGTCGGCTCGTTTGCTGGTATCGGGGCCTTCGCAGGCAACGTCACGGCGGCGCTGGGTGCGGTTGGATCGTTCGCGGGTGTTGCTGCCTTCACTGGCACTGTGCTCGCCAAGGGCAATATCGTGGGCGCGTTTACGGGTGTCGCAAGCTTCGAGGCGATCCGGTACGCGTCAGGCTCGCTGGCTGGGTCATTTGCGCCGGCCATCACACTGGAGGCGCAAGGTTTCTCGTCCTACCTGCTCGATCAGGAAGACGTTGAGACGGGCCTGACACTGAGGCAGGCGCTGCGTCTGGTGACGGCGGCGACGGCGGGCAAGATTTCAGGCGGCGGGACGGCGACCATCACCATACGGAACGCGGTGGCTGATGGTGCAAACCGCATCGTCGCGACGGTGGACACGGACGGCAATCGAACCGCCATAACCTACGACCTCGACTAATGGCTAATTTTTTCTCAGCCGACTACTGGAAAGCGCTCTACTTCAAAGCGGCGGGCGGGCAGGAAACTGCAACCGACCCAAACGCGATGTCGGGAAGCTTTGCGGGCTCGTCAGAGTTCACCGCGACGCTGTCAGGTCAGGGTACTGAAGAAGTCCAGTCGCGCTCACAAGGCGGCTTTGAAGACCCCTATTATTACAAGAAGCGCAAGAAGAAGAAGCAGCCAGAGCCTGTCTCGAAGGATTTCGGGGACAAGTGGCAACCGCCAACGCCACGGCCGGCAATCCCGCCGCTGGCAGCGCAGCAGATCATCGCGCGCCCGGATGCAGCATTCGCGAGAACGCAGGCCGCGATTGTCGCAGCGCTTGAGCAATACGACCGGCAACGCGCCGAGGCATTGGCCCGCGCGGCGCAGGAACAGGAAGACGAGGACGAAGCGATCATGCTGCTGCTCGCGGCGTAACGCTTCCGACATTCAAGAGATGAACGACCCGCCCTGATCAGGCGGGTTTTTTCGTACCCGCCGCCGGGGTCAACGGGCGTCAAACAGGACGCCGCTGTTTCGGGCGATTGCGTGACGACGACGAAAGGTCGAACGATGAGCGATGAGAAGCTGAACTTTCTGGACGAAGCTGACGAACCGGCCGCCGCTGCGCCTGAGCCATCCGCTCCGGTCATCGAAGCCGAGAAGCCAGCCGCACCGGAGCCCGAGCCGCAAGGCGATGGCAGGGCGCGCGATCCGGAAACAGGGCGTTTCGTCCCCATCTCCGCGCTTCTAGACGAGCGCGACAAACGACAAGCCGAGACCCGCAAGCGGGAAGAACTCGAGCAACAGCTACAACGCTACCAGCAACCGCAACAGCCTGAGCAGATACCGACTGACCCTTCGGGGATCATCCAGTATGCGCTCGCTGAACAGCAGCGGATCGCCTTCAACGAACGCCTCAACACATCCGAGCTGATGGCCCGACAGGCCCACGGCGAGGACATCGTAAGCGAGGCGCAACAGGCGTTTCTTGCCGCTGTCGGTCAGAACCCGATGCTGCAACAGCAACTGCAAGGCCAGATCCATCCATACGACTTTGTCGTCAAATGGCACCGCCAGCACAAGCTGATGTCAGAGATCGGGCAAGACCCGGAAGCATGGCGCAAGAGCGAAGCCGAGAAGATCCGCGCGCAGGTACTGGCTGAACTTCAGGGTCAAGGCGTCTCGCCGGCCCCATCGTCACAGCAACCCCCGCCGAGTGTGGTCGGAAGACCAGCGGCAGCAAGGGCAGGCTCCGTCCCCGTTGGGCCGGGCAATGCCTTTGACAACCTATTCAGAGGATAACCAATGTCAGAAGTCATGCTGGCTTCTGCTTCTGAAAAACAGAAGTGGATCAGCCAATACTACGCTGAGTATGTCCGCGCATCCGGCTTCAAGCCGTACATGGGCCGCTCGTCGTCATCCATCATCATCGCCAAGTATGAGCTGCAGGAAGAAGCGGGAAAGACCATCAACATCCCGCTGATCACGAAACTGGTCGGCCAGGGCGTGAGCGGGGCAACCATGCTCGACGGCGCCGAGGAAGAACTCGGCAACTACAACTGCGCAATCTCCGTCGATTGGCGCAGGAACGGCGTGCGCGTGCCGAAATCGACCAGCTACAAGACCGAGATTGACCTGTACGGCGCCGCGAAGGACATGCTGCGCCAGTGGGAAGCGGAGAAGCTGCGTGACGATGTCATCACGGCTATGCTGTCGGCTGTCACGACTGGCGACACGACTGTCACGCTTGCAAGCTCGTCGGCTGCGAACCGCAACGCTTACGCGGCTGCGAACGCTGACCGCCTGCTTTTCGGCAAGCTCAAGTCGAACTACTCCGCGACTTGGGCAACCGCCACGGCGACGCTCGACACGACCGACGACAAATGCACGGTTGCGTCGATGTCGCTGGCGAAGCGCATCGCCAAGTCGGCTGACCCCCATATCCGCCCGTACAAGACAGCGGACGGCCGGGAATACTACGTGGCGTTCCACGGTGCGCGGACATTCCGCGACCTGAAGGCCGACACCACGATGACGCAGGCGAACCGTGAGGCTCGCTCGCGTGAAGGCTCTGGCATGGACGACAACCCGATCTTCCAGGACGGCGACCTCCTGTATGACGGGATCATCCATCGCGAAGTGCCTGAAATCGATGACGTGTCATCGACCGGCACCTACAACCTGACCAACGCCGGCGCTTCTGGAACAACGGACGTCCGTCCGGTGTTCCTGTGCGGCGCGCAGGCTGTCGGCATCGCATGGGGTCAAGAGCCGACCCCGCGCAGCGACATGGACAAGGACTACAAGTTCCGCCCTGGCGTTGCCATCGAGGAACTGCTTGGCGTCAAGAAACTCGCATACAACGGCAAGCAACACGGCATGGTGTCGTGCTTCTTCGCAGCCGCCGCCGACTCGTAAGGAGCACTGAACAATGGTTGCTGAAACACTCACCGCTACGCGCGGTGCAACGGGCTTCCCGATTGCGGGTCCTTCCCTGGCTGGCGTTCTCCAGTGCGCTTACGGCTCCTACACAATCGGGGCTGCGGTCGAAGATGGCGACATCTTCGAAATGTGCTGGGTTCCGGCCGGGGCGGTTGTCGTCGGAGGCATGTTCTACGGCGCCGACCTTGATACCGGCACGGAGACGCTGGACATGGACCTCGGCTGGGCCGCTAACGGCGGTTCGGGAACATATGACGCTGCCGACCCTGACGGGCTTGGCAATCTCGGCGTGCTGACGGGTGACGCGTTTGCCCTTGGCAACGTGTCGCCGGTTGCGGGCCTCATGTACCCGCTGAGCGGCATTCTCGCCACTGGCGTGCTGCCGTTCTTCACGAAGAAGACAAAGCTGCAAGTCGAAGCCAACGTAGCCGGCAACGCAGGCCACAC